CCACAGTCTCGTCGGGGTTCCGGTATGACCAGAAGGGACTTTCACCTTCTGGCTCCTGGGCCACCAACGGGATTTCGTCGTTACAGACCTCATTGAGCTGTGAGATCAGTAACAGCCACCCACCTGAGACGCACCTTGGTCTCAGCACGCTGCATCACACCACCTACCCACAGTGTGTGGGGAGATGGGTCTTCAGTGAAGTACTGAAGCAATGCAGTGTGGTCTGTGATAGGCGTACGTCGTATCCGCGCCGAAGCAACGGGTACTAGGTACTCCGTTCTCTGTAAGCCCTCATTCCACCTGGACTTAAAGGAACCAGGTGAGGTTGGGCTCACAAAGGACTTTCTACCACAGAAACCTGAATCGAACGGAACAAGAGGCGTTCGCCTCTCGCTGGTCGAATCCAAGTATTCGGCAGTGGCGACCAAGAACTTCTTGTAGAAGTTATTGGCAGTTTCCACCGTACTTGTGTACGATTCAGGTGTGCCATCATTTGGCCGCTTCCAATACGCCGGAGTCACATTGACACCAGCGTAGGAGTCAACACCACAGGATTCTCTGAACCTACCGGTCCAGAAACTCTTGGTATAGTTGACCTTGAAGTCCAAGACCTCAAGAGCGTCAAATAACAGCTCCCGACTGTCAACGGGGATAACAATGTCATCCCCGAAGACGGCCACCTCCTCCGTCAGAGAGCGAATGTTCCAGGCGGTAGGGCGCAAGCTCCTTTTTGTGAGCACTGCGCTTAACACTATCGCGAGAAACAGGAGGCTCTCAACAGGGAAGGTGCAGGCGCTACCCATCGTTGAGAATTTTCTCAACTCCAGGATCTCCGGTTTCCCGGAGAGCTTCACCTGGATAAGACGGGTTCGAGTCGCACGTAGGGCCCTCAAGAGGGAAGGATTCCCTCTAAAGAGCTGACCTACGGCATGACAGGTGACCCTATCACTAGCTGCCGACAAGTCGACAGTAGCGAGAGAGCCATCCAGAGAACCACGCACACAGAGGTCTTGGTTCCGACTTTGGTCGGTAAAGCGAATAAATTCGCCTATCCAAGACATCTTTGTACGACACCGAAAGTAGTGCCAGATATTCTGCTGACACCACTGGTGCTCACTCGGCTCAGCGGCGATAAGCCGCGGCTTCGTGAAGGTTTTCTGCACTGCGATTAGGCGGGAGTACGGCTCGTGAGAGCTTATGCCCGCATCCTCACAGTAGTCAACCCAAGCGGCATAATTGTGGAAACCACACTCTGCCAATGGGAACTCAGATTCCAGACGATCGGACCAATTTCTCCAACTATACTTGTTGGTCGGTCCGGTCACCTCTGAAATCGCGCCTGGTCCGTGTCTGAAGTCCCACTCACCGTACGAATACGGACCAAGAGTGGAACTAATCAACCCTGACACAAAGTCAAGGTTGACCAGGAGAGTTGACAGAGGACCCTGTTTCACAGGATCCAACGCACGAACGCGTTCACTATAGAGTAAACTTTTGCTGAAACCAGCATAAGTTCGCTCCAAAGTTTCGCTATCCGTGCTAACCACGTTCCAAACTTCTTCGGGACGCGGCAAACAGCTGTCAACGAGAAGAAATTCCGCGATTTCCGCGGAGACCTTCTCCTCCTTGCACATGATGGCTGTCTTTTTCCCGGCATACAGTATTTGCCGAAGAAAACTGATAGCCTCCACATCGCAATCCTCCTTCAGATCTCCATTTGGGTGGAACACAAGTATGTAGAGTCCCCGCAGGAACTGCGGGATCACTACCCCCCGAGAGACCCGCTTCGTCAGCGGAAGTCCCGAGGGCTGATACTTTCCACTAGCTAAGCACTTATCCAAGTGCTTCCCAGCGGCCGGGAGATCTACACAATAAGTGTGTAGTCCTCTCGAGTTCACCCAATCAGCGAGATGTTCTTGATCCTTCTTGAAATCATCCCGCAGCGTCGGGTAGGCATACGCAAGATCTCTCCAGATCGAAGCGTATACCCGGCTCAACTCCTCTGCATGGCTTTTAGACAAGGGATTTCTCCGATTGTCCCATGCCATGCCCCTAGACACCCCAGGAATAGACTACAAGTCTATTCAATCAAGGGTCCCTACGTCTGCCGGCGGTCTTACGACTGCCAGCCGAGCAGCTTAGTCACATTGGCATTTGCCGTTGCGATAAGCCAGTCCGCCAGGGCGTCGACGTTCTTCACGTCGGAGTCCGAAGGCAGATTCTCGATGACCACGTAGAACTTTCGTTCGTATTGGTCACTGACGTCCGGAACTGCGTAGATCGTCTGAACAACTTCAACGTTGTGACGATCCATCGCGGGCCTCGAAGTGGTGGCCTTCGTCTTGGTATGACGAACGCGCACCGTGTACTCCGAGGTGGTCCCCTTGTACAGGTACTCCGAAGAGTACCCGTCCTGGTTGATCTTGTTGCACGTGATGTTTCCATCGGCGTGCGGAAGAACAAAAGTGTCACCGAGCATGTAGGATCTCCTGGTACTAGTCGCGCGATCCCTTGTGGACACACCGCGCCCTTGAAAACAATCCAAGGGCTACTAACGGTGAAATCCACGTAGGGCCGCAATCGACCCCAGGATCGACCATTGACGGCTCGTGAGAGCCGGTAGTGAAGGAAGAGGCGGTAGGCTCAAGGGAAGTCCCGGTGGATACCGGTACTTCACCACACTCCTCTCAAAATACGGACCAACAGCCCGTATCCAGGGGGAGGCTACAACAGCACGATACGACGTTAGAGACGTCGTGGTCTGCATGTAGCAGAACCCGCTCGCGGTCGCAGGAACGGTGTTGTTAATCGAGTCTAAATAAGACCCGATGTCCCAAAACCAATCCACAAACCAGGACCAGGGAGTTAACTCCCAGGCGGTCCGCAGAGCATTGAAGCCCGTAATGCCATAGTACATTCGACGGCTCAGATCATACTGAGACATCACGTCCTTTGGCATATACGAACTTCCCGCGCTGGCATGCCAGCGAACGGTACCCCACGAAGATTTCGTGTAGGTACAATCTCTGTAGGCTGTGATGCTACCCATTATACTGTGACAAGTCGTTCGACTTGTCGCAGGAATGGTACATGCATCTTGCGCGAACGTACACCGCCGTCTGACGGACTTGCCGTCAAGGAGACGGTTCAAGTAGAGAAATCGTTGGTAACAACTCTCTTGAAACTTGAACATCTTCATGACGTCGTTGATCATGGGCTTGAGGGCAAATTGCCAAGTGATATTTCCCTTGGCTACCTTTCGAATAAGGTTGCCCCCCCAGTCCCTGACCAAGTTGGGGAGGTGCTTCAAGTTTTCCCACCGAGTTAAGTCTCGGTAGTCCTTGAGTTCACCAATGAACGCGGGTAGATTAACTACCGGCGTAGATACATTGGTGCGTGCACAGATCTGCGTACCCAAATTTGTCCAGTCAGAACTGGATGGATGCGGATACACAGCCAGTGCACTCTTAGGGTTTGGTCTGAAATCGATAGGGAAGCCGGCCATAAAGCCACCTCCCTCCGACGCAGGCCTGACCCCAGAAAGCACCGGGAACATGCATTCTGACTTTGACGCACTCAAGACTGAGTCCGTCCAGGGTTTCCCCACTTTGTCAGTCATGGTCCCAGTCCATCCACGAGACGCAGTTCTCCACGTGTACCGACCGTTGGCTGGGGTATACAGGACTCCTGTAACCGCCAGCCTCGCGTCAAAAGTACGCGTACGAGAAACACGTGTCATGGACGACCTCCTCTAGCAAGTCTACCTTCCAGACCCTATCCACCCTTTAACTAGGGTAGAGAGAATCCGTTGGGGTAAGCAAGATAGCTACCACAACCTCTCTCAATCGCTGCGTTTCCACAACTTTCAAGAAGGGTTATGTGAGGCCCCGCGACAAGCGGGGCC